ATATTCCAGTAGAAAATGAAGATTTTAAATCAGAATCCCATTCAGTAACAATTTTGTTCAATTCATATTCATTTAAAATTTCTAAACAATCTTTTGCATAACCATCTTTTTGTTCTGAAATTATAGTATCAATTGATAATATACTTCTTTTGTTTATTTTTAATGGTTCATGTAAAAATATATCTCCATCCAATATCATGTATTCATCGGTTCTTGTTGATAAAATATGAAGTTTTAAATCATCAAAGAACTTATAATCTAAATTATCGATATTATGAATTTCATCAACATATTCTCCCAATTTTTCAAGTGTATCAGATGTTCCATATAATACTGTCTCATACCCTAAATCCTTTCCCATTTGGATTGATAAATAAAACATATCATAAACAAACGAGGGTTGTAATTCATTTTTATTCTTGTTATATAAACCCCAAACTAATTTCATTCAATTTATTTTTATTCTTTAGCATCGTAACCTGGTCCACCTGGTCTAATTTGTACACCTGGTGCAAAACCAGTATTATTACCTTGTTCTATTAGTTTATCAATAATTTGTTGTTGAGTTAATTGCCCTGAAGTTGTCCCTACTGATTCATTAACTACCGCACCAGTTGTTGTACTAGATGGTGTTGTACCAGTTGTTGTAGTACCAGTTGTTGTAGTACCAGTTGATTCATTACTTTTATCAATAGCAGTTTTAGGTACCTCTCTAACATCACCACCTACTGCTATGTCAAATGAACCTTCATAGTATGTTAATTTAAATTCGTCAAATTCATTAAATGTTTGTGTACTTCCACCCTTATCAGATAAATATTTAACTTTTGAACCATCTTTCCATCCATACCAAGTTTTTGTTATTAATCGGCCTTGATTTGAAGGACGTGGAATCTGACCATCACCCGGATTATTATCTCTCTCAAACACACAACTACCATCATCTACGGTTGCAAGAGGGTTGTAATTTTTAGCATTAGGATTAGTACAACCTCTAACTGGACTAATAACTATTTGGTCAGTATCGTATTTTGTACCAGATGTTACCGTTTTTAAAAGTTGTTTTACTTCATCTAAAGTTATTTGTTCGTCTAAGGTTAAGATATTTTGATCTTGATATGTTCTTTTTGGTAGATATTTATCTATTACTTTTATTAAAATCGAATTCAGGGTTTCTACTATTTTACTTACTGAAAGTTCCAAGTTTCTTGGAGTAGATAGTGGTTTTCCATAATTATTCGATGATATATTCCAATCTCTATTTTCAACAAAATATTGTGCACCCTCAATTAATTTTTCTCTAATTTGATTTACAAACAAATCCCAACTTTGAATTTTAAATTCTGCTTGAATTAGTTTTACATAATTTTCGCCAGAGACTACACTACCATTTATAGTTAAAAATGTCTTTAATACATCAGCAACTTTTATTGAATCTACCATAGATTTGACAAAATATATGGTATCATCTCTAAAATCTCTTTTATTTAAAATTATATTTAATCTTTCTTGTAAATCAGGTAATATTCTTTGTTGCCGATCTTCCAATGGAAGAACACGAATTTCAGTACGAGATGGTGATATTTCGTGAATCCATAATTTATCTTTTTCAATAGTTTCAGAACCAACTCTTCTATTTAAAAGTGTAACCTGACTTTTGAAAATACCATTGGAATATCCAGCCTCAACAATTAATTTTTCTACATCAATAATATACTCACTTGCACCATTTAATCTTCTATTTGTTGGGTTCTGAGTGATTAAAAAATATCTTCTGATATTCTCAGCATCCAATGGAATATATCTAACCATCAATTTACTATCACCTTGTGGCAATTGATTATTGTTGGAGTCATAAAGAATAAATTCAATCATATCAGATACACCCATACCAAAGTAGGATTTACCAATTTCTCGTTCGAAAATGGCTCTATCTGCTTTAGATACTTTATATCCTCGTTTATCTATTATATCTTTAAATGATTTTGTAGGCATAATTTAATTAGTTTCTAGCAGTAACAAAATCTTGAACTGCTTTTGTATAATTTGATTGTAATGTTGTAATATCAGATGTTAAGCCAACGATTGTTTTATTTGCTTCTTCTATTGATTTTCTAGCATCATCTTGTATTTTTGTAAAAGCTTCTTTTTGTGCAAGGATACCTTGTAGTGATGCATCACGAGAAACTCTTTCAATTGCCTCCTTAGTACCTTTTACTAATGATGTTTGTAAATCAACAGTAACCGATTGTAATGCTTCAGCCATTGCTGCTTTTTCATTTTCTATCGATGCCTTTAATAATTTTTCTGTATCAATATCAATTACTAATTTATCAATTCTATTTTGTAAATTTTTATTTTCTGTTCTTAAATCGTTAACCTCTTTTTGTAATGACTTAATATTGGCCAAAGCAGTATCCAATTGTATTCTTAAATCATCGTATACACTTTTTAATACCACTTCAGGACCTGCTGGTCTAGATGCAGAAATCAATTCATCCACAACCGTATCAACTGCCTTTGTAAGTTGTTGGTTATTATAAATTGGTCTTTCAACATAACCAAATGCAGAACCATCAGTAGTCACCGAAGTATTAACCATAAGAGTACCGTCTTGTGCAGTTGGTTGTCTTAATGCTGCTGAACCACTTTTAATAAGCTCTGATAATATAAATTCGTTACTTAATGCCATTATTTTTCTACTAAGAATGTTAAATCTTTATCTAAGAAATATTCAATTACTCCATCTCTATCAACTTTTAGTTCGATATAATATTCTCTATTAGTTTCCCAATTTATTAGGTTTAATCTAAAAAAGTTACCGTTAGAATCACAACTAACTTTAGAGTACTCACCAAATGGAACAATAATATCATCAGTAACTACATCTCTTATTTGATAATAAGTTGTTGATGGTAAATATTTTAAATCATTATATGTGTAATAATCAGTATAAGTTCTTAATGGGTATTTTTCTCTGCCAAAAACTCTAATTTCTGGTTTACTACCTTGTTTGTATTTACTTTTTAATCGTTTGAATGTTACATGAATATCATCTGCAGTAAGTTCAGGTAATGAACCAGTTGAAAACGAAGAATCATCCCAACCTATTCTAATTTTTGGTTGATATATTGTATTCGTTTCTTTTGAAAAAAACTTTAATTGTCCATAATCAATTGTATTATTTTCATACGAAGAATTATGTTTTAAAATAAATCCATTATTTGGAAGAGACCCACTCAACCACAATTGAATAGTTTGTAATACATCTATACTCAAATCAGATGAACTGTAATCAAATGATTGTGTTGATTGAGATGCAGTATACCAAGTCGCCCCTCTACCATTATACGAACCGGAAGAATCTAATGAAAGTGAATCTGCCAATAACCAATTGGTATTAGTAGCTTTACGATTCCAAGTCACACCATCACTCGAAATTTCATCGAATCGGGTACCTCCTCCCATTTCCCATGATTGAGAAACTGGATGTGCGTAAATTATATATGGAATTGGTATTTCAGATGATTCGGCTTCTTTTAGTATTAATTCAGCCGAACTCAAAGTAATATCTCCACTATCAACTGATGTTGAAAAATTATTCAAATCAAATTGAATCAATACTCGAGTAACATCCTTTATATTTCCATAATAAATTTTAGAAATTTCTAATATTTCATCCAAACCAGTATTTTGAATTGGTTGTTGTAAATAAATAGATGCATCTTTTGATGCTGTTAGAAAGTAATGCATTATACAACCCTCCCTTTAATATCTTGATTTGGAAACTTAACTTCAAATATCGATGGGTCCAATGATGGATATACCATTTTACCTTTAGTTGCTGCTGTAATATTATACGAATGTTTAGAATATTTGCCCAAACATTTATTTACAATTTCACATTTTGGAACTGATTGAACACCCTCAACTCCTGAAATTAATAATTCAATTTCCGAAATATTAATCGGCATATTAAATGTCCAATTATCTATATTAAAATATTCTTGAAGTTCGGTAATACAACGAGTTAAAACTTCTGCCTTATTATATCCTCCATATACACGAATATCAAATTCTATCCCTACATTAATAATAAACCCATCTAATAGATTTACACCATCGGTTAATAAACGGTATTCATTCATATACGTTTTAAGATTCTCTTTTATTGCCCGATTTAAGAATGATAAATTCTTATTTGAATCGTATCCTAAAACATATAAATTAATTGCAAATGGATTATTTTTTTCTTGTATATTATTTTTCTTGCCAATTAAAAATTTTTCAACCTCTTGTTTAATTTGAGGCTGAGTAAGATTTCTATTTTTTAAATCAGTAACTAACGCAGTAAATTGATCCAAAATATCAGGATTTGCTAAAATTGAAGCAGGTGAATTATTATCTAATTCCCCATCAGGTGCACAATATGCTTTTGCAATTCCACCATATTTTGCTGGGAGTGATAAAGCTCTTACTTGGTAATCTTTACGAGTTACTGCTCGGTTTTGAGACCCAAAGTTAGCTAATGCATTTTCTCTAATTTCTTCAATACTTTCAGGACCTCTGCCACCAGTTGCTGGAAATTCATTATCAACTTGTAATGAATTTTGGGTTCTCTGAAGAATAGCTCCATTTACATCAGTACCTCGAGTATCATTATCAAATGATACTGCTTCTATTTTTGTAATTGTACCTACTCCTACATTTGAATCGATACCACCACCAACCAAATAAGAAACTATCATATTTCCGGTTGGTGCTTGACCATAAGATTTTGTTTTCAAAAAATTAGCAGGATCAAATGATGCTTCTAATTTAGAAATTGATGAATTTAAACCAAGTCCTACGTTTTTAAAATTTGGTATTAATGTTTCATCTGCAGAAGATACCCCACCTCCAAATACTATCTTTGTAGAGTTATCTGCATTAATTTGTTTCACAAATCTACGAGATGTTTTTATTAATTTTAAAATATTTGGTACGGAATCTTTGAATTGTGCTAAATCTTTATCAGTTTGTTCGGAATTTGAATAATCATTAAAAACCATTTCTTGTGCAAGGTATGGAACTTCGTACCATTTATTTCCATTTGAATCACGAACATCATAAATATCAATCACATTAAACTCACCAAGAACAATTTCAGCAAACTGTCTTGGAGTTGAACCAAAATTTACAACAGTATTTCTTAATGTGGCCGAGATGGCATTAACATATTTTTTTACCAAATAATATTCTGGAGAATTTCCTGCAGTAGTATTTCTACTAAATACACTTATCTCTCGTTCATCACTTACTGAAAAATCTAAAAGCTCAGTTGTTCTAAAAATAGTTCCATTATTGGCTTTACACAACATTCCTTCTTTTACTCGTAAATAATAATTACTATCTGGTTCAAAATCACTTGTAGAACCTGTTTTTCTTTTACTTGGAACTAACTGATATACTGTTAATTTTACAACTGCCGGTGATATTACTTTTGGTTTATATCCTAAATAATTAGCAAGAGCAACTACATTTTCTCTATCATCTGCGTATAACATCATAGATTCTCTAAGAGAATCATCAGTATAATAGGAAAGAACATCACCCAAATAAGATGCCATTTCTATGAATAACATACCAGGAGATGATTCGTTAAAATCAGTATATGTGTTTGGGAAATAGGTTTTAGTATATTCAATTAAGTTTTGCCTAAACGATGCAAAATCTTTATTAAGATATTTTATATCTCTTCCTTGGTTTGATTTTTTTGTAGTTGAATTTAGTGCCATTATTTAATTATCCTTGTATTAAAAATGTAACAGAATCGGTTTCTATTTGATTATTAACTGAAAATGTTATATTCATTTCTGCTAAATTTCTATCTTTCATTTCATCTGTCATTCGTATATCAATTTCTCGTATACTAATATATGGTAACCAAAATGAAACAGCTTGAGTTATTGTATCTTGTATTTTTGTTTGAAACACACCATCTGTCATTGGTTCAAACAAAATCGAATGTAGACCAGTTCCAAAATTTGGTTGCATTATTCTCTCTCCCCTTCTTGTAGCAAGTAGATTTCGTAAATTAGATTTGGCTTGTTGATATGTTGTAAAAGCTTGTTCAAAGTATCCAGTATTACCTCTTTTTATCGGTAAAGTTAATCCATACGCACGATTATCTAAAGTTGGATCAGTTTCCTTAACAATTCTATTTCCAATTACATACGCCATTGTTACTTCTTAAACCTCTTAACTAATTGAGAGTAATCTCTATTCAATGCTTTATCTAAATGAGAAACTCCAGTTTGAACTCCTAATCCACCACCAGTAACCATATCACCATAACCCATCTTTGATGCCATTTGATTTCTCATGGCTCCTAATCCTACTTGTGCAGTTACTGGATTATTAAATGTAAATGTTTCATCGATATCAGGTTCGGCATCCATATAACTTGGTACATAAGATGCAGCTTCTTGAATTGGTTGTTGATATGTATCTAAAATTGAAGACCCACCACCAAGACCACTTCTTTGAGCAGAACTAAATGGTTGAGTTTGGTTTAGTATTTCATTTAATACTGGATTTTTTGTAAACTCCTTTGTTTGTTTAGTTTGAACTTGTTGTCTATCTTTTCGTAATACAGATTCTGCAAGAGCAAAAGGGTCAACTTCTTTTATGGGAGTTGTTACTTTGGTTTTGTTTTCTTTTAAAACTTTTGCAAATTTATTATTAACTTCTTCTTCTAAAATCTTTGGAAAAATTTTAGTAAGAAAATGTTCTTGTTTTTTTGCTACCTCTGCTTCTACAAGTACTTTAATAATTTGTGCTAATTTTTTAGTATCCATTTTTAAAATATATTATTTCACTAATATAAATATGTGTTTTATGGATTTTGGGTTTTAAATAAAAAAAGGGAGAATAAATCTCCCTTTAGTTTTAATTACCTTTTGATGGAAATCTAGTCCATCCATTACTCCAACTAGGTTTATCTAAACCATCCAATACAGATAGGATTTCCTTATTATTTTTACCTAACGCTAAAGTTTTAAGTTGGTCATTTGTTAGGATTGTGGTTGCTCTACTAATGAAATTTAGAGTAGGATTAAATGTTCCTACTGAATTGGTTTCAAATACTGAAACACCATCTTTTACGAATTGTGCAGTTTCATTACTTTCCAAACTCAATCCACCTTTCATCCATCCCCATACTATACTATTCTTCATTGTGAATTGTGTCCCTCTTCGGAATCTTAATCCTACATTGTGATTAGATAATGCAGTTGATACATTGGGTCCTACCAAAATCATATTGAATAACTTTGGATGTGTTAATGGTTGTGCAGATGAACCAGTTCCATCATTATCACACTCTATACCATTTCCAGCATCACCACTATCTACGAATTGAGGGTCTCTCTTTGCTACACCATTTGTAATAGTCCCGGTGTATCCAAAATCAAAATCAAAATCATCATCAGCAGTTGCAAATGCATATAAGTTTTTAGCATTTACAGTTCCTCCAAAGAACTCAAACGCATCATCGTTAGCATATATGGTTTGTACATTCTCTATAATCGTACCACTACCTACACCACCTAATGTTAATGCGTTGATTTCAGAGTTTGGAAGTGCTGCAATTCCTGCGTATTCAATCCTTACATATTTTAGAACACCACTATTATCGAAATCGTTGGTTCCACCGAATGCTCTACCAATACCACCTTCAATAGTTGGTTCGGATGTTCTATTGGTTTTTGCTCTACCCAATATTACAATACCACCCCAATCACCAGGAGTTCTTTCACCTACTGCTTTACCAGATGTAAATACGATTGGTTTTGTTGCAGTTCCTTCTGCTATAATTTGTGCTCCTCTTTCAATTACTAATGCACCTTTCTCACTTATATCGGAAATGATTGTTGTTCCAGGTTGAATGATAAGTTTAGCACCATCGGTTACATACACATATCCTTTTAATGTCCACACTTTATCTGCGGTTAGTGTTGTGGTTGTGTTGATGTTACCAGTTAAGGTTGTTGATAGGGGAGTGTTGATAGGAGCATCATCTCCACCTAATTCTTTTTGGCAACTGAATAGTCCCAAGATTGCGAATAATACTAATAGTTTTCTCATAATGTTAAATTTAGTGTTAGTGAAATTGTTTGTTCGTTGTTTGTTTTGATTAAATTTCTGTTT